TTGAAATTCCTTTTGCAGAGGGCGAAGCAATTTCGATTGGAGATGAAGTCACTATTGATGGTGCTAAATTAAATATTGCTAATATTACAGATATTGGTGGTAGAAATGAAACATTATCAATGGAGATGCTGAATGACAAACCAATTTCGAGGGGAAAAGGAAGTAAAGCTAGGAAACAAGACGTACAAGACGAGGTTGACAGTTGACGCTTTAGTTAGACTTGAACAGAATACAGGTCAAAGTTTAATTAAGTTAACACAAAGACTATCTGAAGGCACATTAACTCTTAGTGAAATTGCTTCTATAATTACTCCTGCTATGCGAGGTGGTGGTGCAGATATTAAAGATAATGAAGTCGTTGCTATTATCTATCAATCTGGCATTGCTGATGGCATCAGGGTTTGTGGAGAACTTCTTGCGAATGTATTGGCAGGAGGTCAAGAAGATGACGAAAAAAAGGAAATAGAAGCACCTTAGAAGGCAATGATAAGATGCCTTGGGGTCGCTTCATACAGGTGGCAATAGGGGTATTAAAAATACCTCCAAAGGATTTTTGGGATATGGGATTACCAGAATTATATTTAGCAATAGATGGTTACGTTGAAGCTAATAATATGAGTCAAAAACCATTTGGCAAAGATGACCTGCAAGACCTAATGGAAAGGTATCCAGATTAATGGCAACAGTAGATACACTATTAGTTCGTATAGAAGCTGACATGAGTCAGTTAAAATCACAGTTAAATAAAAGTCAAGGTGCTGTTCAGCAATCCGTAGGTAAACAACAAAAATCATTTAGTGCTTTAGGTGCAACTATTAAAGGTTTTGTTGGTTTAGTTGTAGTTCAGCAAGCTATAAAATTTGGCTCTATGATGGTTAAGATGGCTTCTGATGTTGAAGAAATGCAAGCTAAATCATCTGTTGTTTTCGGAGATTTTGTTGGGCAAGTAAGAGGTGATTTAACAGAATTTGGTAATGCAGTAGGTAGAAGTTCCTTTGAATTAGAAGGCATGGCATCTTCCATTCAAGATACATTTGTTCCAATGGGTTTTGCTAGGGGTGAAGCCGCCAAATTATCAGTAGATTTAACTAAATTAGCAGTAGATGTGGCATCATTTAATAATGCTTCTGACACTGATACTATGAGAGCATTTCAATCTGCATTAGTAGGTAATCATGAAACAGTAAGAAGATTTGGTGTTGTAATAACAGAAGCAACACTTAACCAAGAATTACTTAGAATGGGCATTACTAAAAATTCTAAAGAAGTAAGTAATGCAGAAAAAGTACAAGCTAGAATGAATTTAATTTTAGCAGGTACTACAGATGCACAAGGAGATGCAATAAGAACATCAGATAGTTTTGCAAACAGGTCAAAGGCACTTGGAGCAGAATTTGATGAATTGATTGTATCTTTAGGCAGTCAAATGCTTCCTGCATTATCTGATTTTGTAGCAGGAATGACTAGTGCAGTTAAAGTAACTAGAGATTTCTTGGTGGCTATTGGAAAAATACCAAGAGATTTAGGTACACAGGCTAAAAGACTTGAAGAAATAGTAAGATTAGAAGAAGTATTGGCTAAAGCTAGAGATCAAAATATTTTATTTAAATACTCAGCTATGAATCAAGCTATCATTAAACAGACAACTGAACAAATAGGTAATTTAAAATTTTTTACTGAAGCACAAGCTATGGCTAATGATGCAATTTTTTTAAATACTAAAACAATAGAACAAAATACAAAAGCAAAGTTAGATGCTGAAAAAGCATTGCAATCGTCAATGCCTTTATCAAGAGCAAAAGGCACTCAAGATGTTAAAGGTAAAGATACAAAAGAATTTACAGAATTTAAAAAAATGCAAGCTGTAATTAATGATGTAGCAATGGCTAATCAACTTTTACAAATGCGAATTGATGGTAGGACTGAAGCAGAAATAAGGTCAGCAGAGTTTGCTATGAAAAATATAGATGCTACTGCATTTAATATTGAGCAAATGACTGAAAATATTACAAAACAAGAACAATTAACAGATGCTATTAAAAAAACAGATGAAGCCAATGCAAAAACTAATGCAACTAATGATTCAGTATTAAGTCAACTTGAATCTATTTCTGATGCAAACGAAATATTACAAATGAAAATTAACGGAAGCACAGATGCTGAAATTAAAAAACATCAAGCCATGATGGCTAATATAGGAGCAAGTCCTGAATTTCTTGCAGTTTTAATGGCACAAATAGATGCAGAAGCAAATTTAAACAAAGAATTAAAACAAAAAAATGATCTTGAAGAAATGGATAAAAATAGAGCAGAAAAATTACTAGCTTTAAGAGAATCATTGTTAACACCTTCTCAAGAACTAGCTTTATTACAAAATGATTTAAACAATGCTTATTTAGAGGGTAGCATTGGACAGGAGCAATATGCACTTGGTACAGAAAATATAAAGTTAAAAATGTTAGAAGCCACAGAAGCAGGTAGAACAGCATTAGATGCAATTAATAAAGTATCAGACGGATTTGCTAATGAATTTAGTAATGCAATGATGACAGGTGAGTTATCTCTTAAAAGTTTAAAAGGTGTAGTTGCCGATGCTATGCAAAGTATAATTAAAGATTTTATAAAAGCTAGAATACAAGCGTTTTTATTAAAATTGGCAATGAGTGCTTTTGGAGGTGGAACTGCACCATCAAGTGGTCCAACAACTATTGATGCTACAACAGGATTTGCAGGGGGTGGTAAAGTTCAAGGCAAAACTCCTATTATGGTCGGTGAACGTGGTCCAGAAATGTTTGTACCAAATACAGGAGGTATAATTAAAAATGCTTCAGATACTAGGTCTGCAAGTGGTGGGCAAACAACACAAGTAGTACAAAACTTTAATATATCAACAGGTGTATCTCAAACTGTAAGAGCAGAAATAGCTAATTTAATGCCTGTAATTAAAGATCAAACATTAACAGCAGTATTAAATGCTAAACAGAGGGGTGGCAGGTTTGCTTCAGTAATGTCATGACAACATATCCAATAGCTTTACCAACATCAACAATATCTCAACCTATCAGCACATCATTTAGAATAAGAAGGGTAGTTGGCACAAGTCAAAGTACATTTACAGGTCAGCAACAAGTTTATAGACATCAGGGCGAATGGTGGGAAGCAGAAGTTACTTTACCACCTATGAGGCACTCTTATGCTAGAGAATGGATTGCTAAATTAGTATCCATGAGAGGGGTATTTGGGCAAATGTATCTTGGAGATTGGGATGCTAGAACAGCAAGAGGAACAGCAGGAAGTTCAGCAGGAACGCCATTAGTAAATGGAGCAAGTCAAACAGGTAATGCTTTAATAATAGACGGAGCAACAGCAAGTCAAACAGGTTATTTAAAAGCAGGTGACTATATACAATTAGGAACAGGCATTACACAGCGATTACACATGGTTATAGATGATGCTAATAGTGATGGTAGTGGTAACGTAACCTTAAACATAGAACCTGCTCTTAGGTCATCTCCTGCTGATAATTTAGGTATAGTGGTTGCAAATACTAAAGGTGTTTTTAGATTAGCAAGCAACGAAACAAATTGGGAAGCTAATGCAGTTTCTACTTATGGTTTAACTTTTGCAGTAAAAGAGTACCTTACATGAATAGAGATATTTCGCCAATATATAGGGCATATGCTCGTTCTAATAGATTGCACCCTATTCTATTAGTAACATTACAATTTCAGTCTGGTGTTATTTGGCTTTGGAATGGATATGAAACATTAGAGTATGATGGAAACAATTATACAGGAGCAGGAAAACTATTAACAGTTGCAAGTAGTGAAGAAACACAAGAATTAAAAGCATCTGGAGTAACAATAGGATTAACAGGTATTAGCACAGATATAGTTAGCATAGCATTAAGTGAAGCACCACAAGGTAGACCTGTTAATATTAAAATGGGTTTTCTAACAGGCGATAAAGAAGAAATATTAGAATATAAAGTTACTGTATCTGGTGGTGCTTATTATGTAGAGCAAGCACAAAAACCTTTAGTAAGCGTTATTGAAGGACATACCTATAGATTTGATCAAAGCGATTCAGCTAATTCTGGTCATAATATAAGAATATCAACAACTACAAACGGAACTCATGGTGGTGGTTCTCAATATACAAGTGGTTGGACTGAAGTAGGAACAGCAGGAACAAGTGGTGCTTATAATCAATGGGTAGTTCCGTCAGGTGCTTCTGGAACATTTTATTATTATTGTCAATATCATTCAGGTATGGGTGGAACAATAAATGTATCTACAGATTTTGTATTAGCAGAACCTTTTACTTTATTTGAAGGTCAAATGGATACAATGGACATTACTGATAACGGAGAAACTGCTGATGTTATTTTAAATTGTGAAAGTAAATTAATTTCTTTACAAAATGCAAGACCAAGACGTTATACAAAATCAGATCAAAATTTAACTTTTCCAGATGATGAAGGGTTAGATTACGTTCCTAGTTTACAAGATAAGGAAATAGTATGGGGTCGAAGTTAGATAATTGGTTAATAATTTTATCCAATGAATATAATAAACCTATAGAATTTAAATGGGGTGTAGATGATTGCTGTTTGTTTTCTGCAAACATAGTAAAAAAATTAACTAATATCGATATAGCAGAAACATTTAGAAATAAATATTCAACTCCGAAAGGTGCTTTTTTAGAAATAAAGAATCATGGATATAAAAATGTATTAGATTGTGCTGATGGGCAAGCTACAAAACATGGATTTAAATCTATAGATATAAATTTAGCACAAAAAGGTGATATGGTTATGGCTTATTTTGATGATAGGCAAACTATAGGAATAATGTTAAATAATGAAGGGTGGTTTATTGGTAGTAAAGGTTATGTATATAGAAAAAGAAAAGAATTACATAAGGCTTGGGCAATAAGATGATAAGGGTATTAAATGTCTGATGAAGTAGTCCAAATAATAGTTGTGGCGGCTGTCGTTGGTTTTACAGGTGGTTTAGCTTTAGTTGGTGGTTCTGTTGTATTTACAGCATTTGCTACGACTGCCGCTCTGACTGCCGCTGCTGTCATGGCTGTGTCTATAGCTTTTATGCCAAAACCCCCCTCTTTGGATTTGGGTTCTTTTGCCACTACGCTAAAAGACCGACAACAGACGTTTAAACAACCTATTACTTCAAGAAAAATAGTTTATGGAAATATAAAAGTAGGTGGTCCATTAATATACGTTACTTCAACAGATAAATCAGGTGTTGCCAACTCATATCTTCATATGATTGTTTTACACGCTTCACATGAAATTCAATCATTTGGCTCTTGGTTTATTGATGGCAATGAAATAACACTAGATCAAATCGCTAATGGTGCTAATGGAGGTAATGTTAATGCAGGTGATTATAAAGATTTAGTGAGGATTAATCCTAAATTGGGTTCTGCAACACAAAGTGCAGATTCAGATTTAATTTCAGAAGCACCAGACGGAGAATGGGATACAGCACATACCTTATCTGGAATTGCTTATACTTATGTTAGATTTGAATATAATGCAGACGCTTTTCAATCGATACCTAGTTTATCAACTGCAATTTTTGGTAAAAAAATATATGATCCAAGAAATACAAATACAGTTTATTCTGCAAATTCAGCTTTAGTTTTAAGGGATTATTTAACTAGCGATTTAGGCATGGGTATATCTGCTAATTTTATTGATGATGCTAGTGTTATAACTGCATCAAATGTGTGCGATGAAGATGTATCTTTGGCAGAAGGTGGAACTGAAAAAAGATACGAAACTCATGGTATGATAGATACAGATATTATGCCATCAAAAAATATAAGCGATATTTTAAGTTCTATGCACGGAAATTTAGTTTATTCAAATGGAAAATTTAAAATGACAGCAGGTACTACTAAAACTGCTGTTTTAAGTATAGATGAAAATGATTTTGTTGGTTCTGTAAGTATAAATCCAAGAATGAGTAGAAGGGATAATTTTAATGCAGTTAAAGGTCAATTTATATCTGTAGATAATAACTATCAACCTACAGATTATCCTTTTGTAACTTCTACTGTTTTTCAGAATGAAGATAATGGTGAGCAGATATTTAGAGAATTAAACTTGCCTATGACTAAATCAACTTCTATGGCACAAAGATTAGCCAAAATTGGTTTATATAGACAAAGACAACCTTTACAATTTAGTTCAACACATAATTTATCAGTTCTAGGATTAGACGTTGGTGATATAGCTAGTATTACTTTTGCTAAATATGGTTGGTCAGGCAAACAATTTGAAGTCATATCTTGGTCTTTTGGATTAGGAGAACAATTAGCAATAAATATTGCTTGGAAAGAATATGCTGATTCTGTTTACAGTTGGACAACTACAGAACAACAAGTAATAGCAGATGCACCAAATACGAATTTGCCAAATGCTTTTAATATTTTGCCACCATCAAATTTAGTAGCAGTTGAAACCTTAACAACCACAAGAGATGGTAGAGGTGTTCAATCTTTAGTTACTGTGACATTTAATATAGCGTTAGATGCTTTTGCAACATATTATGAAGTGCAATATAAAGATTCAACATCTGACGTTTATATATCCTTAGGTCAAAATTCAGCAACAAAAGTTGAAATATTAGATTTAGCACCTGCAACATATAACATTAGAGTTAGATCAATAAGCACTATTGGAAGTAAATCTGTATTTGTATCTTTAAATAAAGAAGTGCTTGGTTTAGCAGATGCACCAACAGCAATGACTAATTTAAATATTGAAGGCAATGGTGGGTTTGCTTTTTTACAATGGGATAGAAGTACAGATTTAGATGTTAGGGTTGGTGGTAAAATAGAAATCAGACATCAAAACGTAACAAATGGAGCAACTTGGATAACTTCAACATTAGTTGATGATAGTAAAACAGGCATGGATACAAGTGCGATGGTTCCATTAAGGGCAGGAACTTATTTGTTAAAATTTGTTGATTCTTCTGGTTCTAAACAAGTTAATGCAACTTCAGTTGTAACAGAAGGTTTAACAATATTAAATTTCAGTACATCAGGAACAGTTACAGAAAATCCAAACTTTACAGGAACAAAAGCAAACTTATATAAAGATGACAGTAATAGATTAGGATTAACTTCTACAGGTCAATTAGATTCACAAAGCGATTTTGATGCTATACCTATATTTGACTTAATAGGAAGTCTTAACACCTCTGGTACATACACTTTTGCAAATACTTTAGATTTAAGTTCATCTAAAAGATGTAGGTTACAAGCAAGTACAACTATGGATATATTTTTAGCACAAGATTTAGTAGACCTAAGAACAGCAAATATCAATACTTGGGAAGATTTTGACGGAACTTCTGGGGGTGCTGTAGGAAATATTGAATTGTATTATAGGTCAAGTTCTGATAATAGTAGTTATAGTGCATATAAAAAATTCACAAGTGTTGAGGAACAAAATCGATATTTTCAATTTAAAGCTATCTTTTCAACCCAAGACCCTGCTTACAGCGTTAGAGCAAGCACAATGGTAGTCACAGCAAGTATAATATGAGGATAAAAAATGAGTATACATGATTATGTAATAGCAAATGCAGATGGAGCAACAGTTAGAGCCGATATAAATTCAGTTTTGCAAGCAATAGCTTCTAATAATTCAAATGGTAGTGATCCATCAACAACATATGCTTATCAGTTTTATTTTGATACAGGCGATGCTAAATTAAAAATAAGAAATTCAGCTAATAATGGATATATAACATTAGGAACATTTACTGCAAGTGCAACAACTATTGCACAAACTGATACAAACCAAACATTTTCATTAGCACAAAGAGGAAGTGTTACAAATGTTGATGCTACAACAGGTGGTGCTTTAGCAGTTAATTTAGCTTTAAATAATTATTTTACTTTAGGAAACAATGCAGGAGCAAACACTTTAGGTTCTGATAATAGTGGTGTTTATACTTTATCTAATCCATCTAATATTGTAGTAGGTCAAGCAGGAGCGTTATTTGTAACACAAGATGCTACAGGTGGCAGAACTTTAGGAGTTGGGGGTTATTGGCATTTTCCAAGTGGAACTGCTCCAACATTATCAACAGCAGGAAATGCAGTAGATAGAATTGATTATGTCGTAAGAACTTCAACGTCAATTCATGCAGTAGCAACATTAGACGTAAAGACAACTGCATAATGAGTGGTATATTAAATGCAGATTTAATGAGAATGGGTGCTTCTGGTGCTAGTGCAGGATCAGGTGGATTTTATAACGGAATTGCTACACAGTCATTAAGGTTTAATTCTGGTAATTCTCATTATTTATATAAAAGTTTTAGTGCAGGAGATAGAAAAACTTGTACCTTTAGTTTTTGGATTAAAAGAACTATACTTAATACAAGTCAAATGATTATTTCTGGTGGAGATGGAACTAGTAATAATGACTATTGGTTTCATTTTGAAGCAGGGAATGTACTTACATTCAGAAATATTACTGGAGGTTCTTATACTTTAGTTGCGACAACAACTAGAGTTTTTCGTGACACTTCGTCTTGGTATCATTTTTGTTTAGTTATAGATACTACAGAAGCTTCGGCAGGTAATAGAATCAGACTTTGGGTTAATGGAGTTTTAGAAACTTTAACTATATCAACAAATACAACTAGCCAAAATGACAATACATCAGTCAATTATGGTGGCACACATAAAATTGGAGTTTTAAGTTATTCTGCTCAACAATATTTAAATGGTTATTTAGCAGACGTAAATGTATTAGATGGAATTGCTATAAAAGATTCTGATTCTGATGGTTACTTAGACCAATTTGGAGAACAAAAAGGTGGTGTCTGGATACCTAAAGCATATGGTGGTTCTTACGGAACTAATGGCTATCGTTTACAGTTTATTAAAACAGGAACAGGAACAGCATCAGATGAAACAATAGGTGCAGATACAGCAAACAACAATGATTTTACAACGAGTGGGTTATCTACAGATGACTCAAATATTCCTGATTCGCCAGAAAATAACTTCTGCACATGGAATTTTATTTCTAAGAGTAGTGGGATTACTTTATCTGAAGGTAATTTAAAAACTGTAGCAACTACAGGAAATGTTCACCCTGTAAAAACAACTATGGCATTACCACTAACAGGAAAGTGGTATTGGGAAATTAGGATGATTTCATTAGGTTATCTTGACCAAATTGGAATAGCAGATGATTTTAAAAAAATGGTAAACTCTGCTGATGGATCAGCAGAGGGTAGATTTTGGGGTTTTGGAAGTTGGTTTAATAGTTACAATAGTAGTGTATCAAAATATCAAGTCAACGTAGCTTCTTCTAGTGGAACAACTTGGACTGGTGTTCCTGTTCCTTCAGCAGGAAATATTTTAATGGTTGCATACGATGCTGATAATGGAACATTATGGTTTGGTAAAGATGATTCTTGGTATAATTCAAGTGGAACTGCAAATCCTGCAACTAATACAGACCCACGATTTAGTAGCCTTACAGGTCACGAATGGTTTCCATGGTTCGGAGGAACGGATACAGCTTCCACTAATCCAACATATATAGCAAACTTCGGACAAGATGGAAGTTTTGCAGGAGCGTTAACAGGCTCGGCTGTCGGTGATGAAACGGATGGGAATGGCTATGGCTTGTTCAAGTATGCACCACCATCAGGCTTTTTATCTTTGTGTTCAGCGAATATTAGCGATGATAATTTGCCTATTAGTCCTAATGCAGGAACACAATCTAATAATTATTTTAGTCCAATTATTTATTCAGGCGATGGATCACAAACAAGAACCATTACTTCAACTAATATGGATTTTAAACCAGATTGGGTAGTACAAAAAATTAGGACAGGCACAACTCAAGGTGCAGGGAATTGGGATTCAGCAAGAGGATATACAGGTGCTAATGCTTTAGATTGGTCTGATACTACAGCAGAAGGAACTTGGGTAGGTGCTAGTTCAGCAGGATATGGCTTTGTTTCTGAAGTAGATGACAATGATGTTTCTTTAAATGACGGAACTTCTGCAACATCTGGTGGATTTGTAAATACTTCAGGCAGAACTTATGTTCTTTGGAATTGGAAAGCAGGAGGAGAGCCAACTGCAACGAATAGTGCAGGAGCAGGAAATACTCCAACGGCAGGAAGTGTTAAAATTGATGGTGTTAATTTAGGTTCAGCTTTAGCAGGAAGTATTCCTGCAACTAAGTTATCTGCAAACACTACAGCAGGGTTTAGCATTGTTACTTATACTGGAAATAATGGCTCAAGTGCTACAATAGGACATGGATTAGGAACAGTTCCTGCAATGATTATAGTAAGAATGAGAAATGGGACTAATCATTGGGCTGTTTATCATCAGTCTTTAGGTAATACAAAAGCATTATACTTAAGTTTAGCACAAGCACCAGATACCAATGCAAGTTTTTGGAATAACACTTCTCCAACAAGTTCAGTATTTACAATTGGCACAGATAACATAGTAAATGCAAGTAATACTTATGTAGCCTATTGTTTCTCAGAAGTTCAAGGATACTCAAAATTTGGAAAATATCTTGCAACGGGTACGGGAGGAGAATTTGTTTTCTTAGGATTTCGCCCTGCATTTATAATAATTAAATGTGCTACAGCAGGTTCTACACAATGGTTAATCTTTGATTCAACTAGAGCACCTTTTAATTTAATTAATGATGTTGTTTTATCTACCACAAATCAAACAGAGGGATTTTCTAGTGGTATGGATATGGATTTTTTAAGCAATGGTTTTAAAATTCAAGGAAGCAATAACGATTTATCATATAGTGGGCAAACACACATATATTTTGCCTTTTCCGAAGTTCCGTTTAAATATGCTAATTCTAGATAGGAGAATATAATGTCAAATTATGCAAAAATAGTAGATGGTGAAATAGCGTCATATTATCAATCAGGCAAACCATATACAGATGCCAATGGGGTAAGTTACCCAAGAGCAATATGGAAGAACGCTAATTTTATAGCTACACAAGGTTTAAAGCCTATAATAAACGGAGATAGTCCAAATACAGTTTTTTATACTATAGGTGGAGAAATTATATCTTATGATGCAGTTGCAGATACAGTTAATAGAACTATTCAATCACAAGAAAAAACAATTGAGCAATTAACAAGTTATTTTACCAATAATGTTATATCAGAATATAAACAATTATTATCAGAAACAAATTATCATATAATAAGAAGCCAAGAAGATTCTGATTATACAGTACCAACAGATATATCTACTTGGAGAGCAACTATAAATAGTGAATATGATTCTAATATTACAGCAATAAACGCTTGTACTACACATTCTGCTTTTGTTTCTTTAACTATATCATGGACAGAAAAACCAGATGGAGTTATTTAATGAATTTAAGTGAACATTTTACATTAGCCGAATTATGTAAAAGCGATACTGCAAGTAGGTTAGGCATTAATAATATTACTTCTGATGAAGAAGTTATTGCTAATTTAAAATCTATTTGTAACTTTATTCTTGAACCTATTAGAACTCATTATGATATAGCGTTTACTCCTAATAGTGGCTTTAGGTCTAGTGCCTTAAATAAATCTATTGGCTCAACTAATAAATCACAACATTGTAAAGGTCAGGCAGTAGATATAGAACTAATTGGTGTAGATAATTCTGATTTAGCTTTATGGATTGAAGAAAATTTAAATTACGATCAATTAATATTAGAATATTATCAAATTGGAGAACCTACATCTGGTTGGGTTCATGTGTCTTTTATTATGCCAACTATTGATAATAGAAAACAATCAATAACATTTGATGGTAATACTTATCAAACAGGATTAATTATATAAGAGATTTATATGGTTCAGAAAAAATTAGAAACTAAATCAAAATATAACGACTATGATTTAGATGGTGACGGAATAGTTACTGATGAAGAATTAGAAAATACCAAACTAATAAAAGCAACTGAAGATAGTCTAAGAAAAAATTTAGCTCAATTAAGAATGGCTAGATGGACATTAATATCTATGGGTGTTTTTACGTTTGCAATGTTTTTAATTGATTTAGAAAGGGTTAAGGCACTTTCAGATATAAGTAATTTATTTTATTTATCTGGAGCAGGTATAGTTGGTGCATATATGGGAACTACAGCGTGGATGAATAAAAAGTGAAATGTTTAAGGCATTAGTAATAATTTGTGTAATAGGTATACCAGATAATTGTAAGACTTTAGAGGATCAATATGGTCCATATGAAACAGAATACGAATGTAAACAGAGAGCATTAGAGATTAGCAGAAAAGTACATAAATATTATCCTATGTGGAAACCACTAAAGTATGAATGTAAAAAATTATCAGTAGGGAGGTTAAAATGGAAAACATGGTATTAGATGCTTGGAATGATTTAAGCTATTTAGAAGGTGCTTTATTTACTTTCTGGTTGTTTATTTTATATTATGGAAAAGTATGGATAGATAGCAGATTTAAAGGGAAGGAATGTAAATGCTCACAGCGTTAATTGGTCCTGTTTCTAATCTTCTTGGAAAGTTTATAGAAGATAAGGATAAAAAAAACGAATTGGCACATCAAGTGGCTACGATGGCAGAAACCCATGCTCAAGAATTAGCAAAAGGTCAATTAGAAATTAACAAAGAACAAGCTAAACACCCTAGTATTTTTGTTTCAGGATCAAGACCTGCTATAATGTGGATTTGTGCATTAGGACTTTTAACGCAATTTTTTATTATGCCTTTAGCAGAATGGGCAACAGCAATTTGGATGCCTGAAATTATCCTTCCAAAACTAGCAACTTCTGAACTTATGACTTTAACTCTTTCATTATTAGGTCTTGGTGGCATGAGAAGTTTTGAAAAATCAAAAGGTGTAGCAAGGGAGAACATGAAAAAATGAGTAAAATTTATATGTGGTTATATGATGTGTTTAATTTCCTAGCTACTTATTTTTGGAAAAAAGCTGTTTATAGAAAGGTTAAATAATGAGTAAAAGACATTCTAGTAGGCAAGGTTTAACACAAACACAATTACAAAGGTTTATGAGTTTAGTAGCTATTCATAATAATATATCACCATTATTGCAAAAATATGTTATTACTGATTTAATAAATGGACTATTTATAGAGTTCAAAGATGATAAATTTGTAATTACAAATAGTGGTATAAAAGAAATAGACAGGCTATTGTTTTTATCCAAGACAGGTAATTATATTCCAACGGAGAAGCAAGATGCCAGAATCAGCACATCAATTAGCAGTTAAAGCACTCGGAAAGTTAGCAGACCATGAAAAAGATTGTGCCGAACAATGGGGTGCAACTAGAGTTGAAATAAGAGAAATAAAGAAGATGTTAGACGATCATTCTAAAAAATGGGATAGATTAACTTGGACAATAGTTTCTTCTGTATTGGGTTCATCTTCAATGGCGTTTTTTATAGCTTCAATTATTCCTGTTTTTAAATAATGGAGATTTATCATAGACCCAATTACAATATCAATAGCTGTAGGGGTAGCATCAAAAGCATTTGAAGCAATAAAATCTGGTTTTCAGATGGGTCGAGATATTGAACAAATGTCTGGAGATATTGGCAGGTGGATGGGTGCAGTTAGTGATGTTGATAATGCAGATAAGCAAGCTAAAAACCCACCTTTATTCTCTAAAATATTTAATGGTCAATCTATAGAAGAAACTGCGATACAAGCCTATTCAGCAAAAAAGAAACTTGAAGAACAAAGATATGAACTAAAGATGTTTTTAAATCTTACACATGGTCCACAAGCTTATGATGAATTACTTGCTATGGAAGGTCAAATAAGAAAAGAAAGGCAAAATCTTATATATAAACAACAAAAATTAAGGCAAGATATATTTAATGTTATTGGAATTATATTTATATCTATAACTGTAATTGGTCTGTTGTTTTTATTAGCTTATATTTTTAAAAAAAAATATTATGCTTAAATATATTATATTCTTATCTATTTTTTTTTCTTTATCAAGCAAATCTATTTCTAATGATTACAAATACAATCCAAAAGATTACACTAGAAAGCAGAAAATAAATAACGGAATAATAAAAGAACCTAAGTATACAACTTGTTTAAGAAAAAAAATGATAGCATACAAAGATGGATTAGCTTGTATATATCAGGGAGCAGGAAGAACTTTTGAGATTGAGTTCACAAATGTCCAAATTTCATGCCCTCGCAAATATAAATGTATATATAATCCTAATGGCAAAGAACCAAATATTGACGATGTAATGAAAAGTTTAAGGGAAATAGCAAAATGAGTCCATGTGTAGGAATTTGTAAACTAGACGAAAAAAAAGTTTGTGTTGGGTGCAATAGAACAATAGAAGAAATAAAAAAGGCTTTTAAAAAAAGTAAATGATTTATAAAAATAAAGATTTAGTTCTTGCTTTAGGTAAAAAAGCAATAGTTTATCATAAAAATAATTTGTTATTTATTGGTGATATTCAAATAGGAATGAAATTATTTATATCAAATTCAGATGATATAGATTTAAATATTAAATTAGAAAAAAGACTAACGAAAACAACTACCACTAATCCAAGCCACTAATGCCCATCTTTCACCTTTATTAATTGGATTAACTTTATGTGGCAAGAAGCTAGAAAAAACAATACCATTTCCTTTTGCTAAAGGTATTTCTTCTTCACCATTTCCAAATACCATAAATTCACCACCATCATAATCGTTATTTAAAGCAATGCTAATACCTAGTTTTCTAGTTGAAGCATCTCCGTTACCCATATCTGTATGCCAACCATATCCTATAGATGGTGCTTTATATTTAAGTAATTGAGGTCTTTCAAACAATCCAGATAGATTATAATTAAATGTTTTATTAGCATCTATAACCATATTAAGGATTAATTCATCTATCCATTTATAATCTTCATGTATTCTATAAGCTAAAACATTTCTAATATCTAAAACTTTTC